TACTAGTTTAAAAATGCCAGTTCCTTGACTTGTTTGTACTTTGTAACGATATGTACTAACTTGTTTAATAATATCGCCTGTTGTAATTTCGCTATCACCAGAACCATATTGAGTTTCTGCTTTAATACCGTTTTGACGAGCACTTGCGCCACTTGTTAATGTTGCTACTGGACTAGCACTACCTGAACCTCCAGCAACACTACCTGAGAATGTAATTGACGGAGCACTTGTATAACCTGAACCCGGTGTTACTACTGTTACTGTATAAGCTGTTGCACCTGTTACTGTTACAGTTAGTTCTGGTTTTGCGCCGCCTGTAATTTGTGGTGCTCCAATACTAGCAGCTGGAATTGTGTATGTACCATTTACTAATGAAGCCAATGTGCCGGTTGGTGCTGTAACACTGGCTACTGATTCGCCGCCAACACCTGCTGTGCCAAAATCTTGATAGTTAGTATTGGCAAAATATTTTTTGTTTAATGGACGTCCCATTTGTTTTCTCCTTAAAATATGACGTTCTAGGTCTACGCGGCGGGTTACCGCATAAGTCTTGCTCGCTAGGCAAGCTCATAATTTAGACATAGTATTTAGCTGATAATGAAAAAGGGCTCCGAAGAGCCCTTTGACATTTTCTTGTAAAGTAAAAATTACTTGAAAGAAACGTTGCTAATAGCAATACGACCTAGGTAGTCAGCTGCGTTACCTAGAGAAGAAGCTGTGTTTGTCAACTCAACATAACCATAACGTGTCATGAATGAAACGACTGGTTCAAATGTTGATGGATCTAACACAACACCACTGCTCATCAATGGAATGTATGGGCAGTAGAATGCTGCTGCATCGCTTTCGCTAGAACCTTTATAACCAATAAGGATATCAGTTGTATCAGTTGCGTATGTGTTTACATACACTTTCATAGCGTTATTCAATGTACCAACTAACTTGGTGTTTGTTGGAGCTTCGAATGTACCTTCTGTTGTACGAGCAAATGCTGATGTTGTTGCGCTTTGTAGAATTGTCAAAGCGTATGGGCTTACAACGGCCCAGTTACCAGCACCACGACGTGTACGCTGAGCGATCAAGTTGCTTACGCGGTTGATTTGAACAGCTAAAGCTGCGTGTTCGTCACCAACGAATGTAGCTGTACCTGAAACAGCGTTTTGGTCAAATGTTTCAACTGCTGAACCAGCTAGACTTAGCAATGAAGCTAGGATCTCTTGGTCAATTTCAGCTGTGATTTCTTGAGCCAAAGCAGCCATAACTTCTGCTTCGATGTCAATACCTTGTTGGGCTTGTGCATCTTGAGCAGCCTCGAATGTCCAACGAGCAGACAATTTACGAGTTTTAGCTTCAACTGTTTGTTTCAAGATTTGAATGCTCATACGCTTACCAGCTTGACCTTCTAGGGTTGCTGTAGAAACAGCACGACCTGTTGAATCAGCTGAATAGCCTTCAGCAATCTTGAATGGGCTTAGTGCCTCTTCACCAGCTGTTACGCCAGCATTGCTTGATGTGTCAGCATAGCGAACACGCAATGTATGGATTTGACCAACTGGGCCAGTCATTGGCTGTACGCCAACCAACTCGTTAGCAATAACGGTTGGCATAACACGACGGATTACTGGTAGAATCACGCGGTTTAGTGTTGCAACGTTGCCGGCAGAAGTGGCACCAGCTGTAGCAGATTCTTGAAGATACTTCTTAGTATTTTCTAGAGTCACGCCCATTACTGATTTTTTAGTGCCTTGTAGGCCTTCTAAAAGAGCTTCTTTTGTCTCCGACCAACGGCTTGTAAGTAGTTCTGACATTTAAATTTCTCCTTAAATTTTAAGTCCAGCAAGGCGTCGAATGTCTACGATATTTGATTCATCCTCACTGCTACGTGTGCTGTTGGAAACTTTGTTTCCTGTAATTTCTTTTGCCTCTACAAGTGCCTGTTTCTTCTGCGGAGCTTTTCCAGCTATTACAGCTGGGAGATACTTTTCAAAACTTTCATTAAGTTTTGCAGTTTTCACACTCTCCATTAACTCTGACATGATTTCACGTTGCTCTGAGTTTAACGGAGCAAGTAACTCATTCATGATTTCTTTGCGGTGTTGCGCTTCTTTCAAAGCTGCAATCTCTGCTTCTTTACTTTCTACGATTCGCTGTGCTTCTTCAATTGCTTGTGCAGCTTCTTGAACAGCTTCAGTCTTCATGTCTATGACCTTGAGTAATTTAGCAGTTTCTGACTTCTCGTTTAGATATGACGCTTGATATTCTTGAGCAAATGCTTCAAATAGTTTACGTCCAAAATCTGCACGACGAGCTGCTTCGATGTCTTCTTTTAGTGATGTAATTTCAGTCTTTAGACCGTTAGTTACAACACCTTCAACCATCTTAGCTGCACGTTCTACAAATTGTTGTTTTACCTTCGCAAGTTGTTCACGACCTTCACGAACCAAGCGTACTTTAGTTTCTGCTAGGTCCTGTTTATCTTTGTAAAACTCGGCGATTTCTTCTGCCAAAGCTTCTACTACGAATTGTTCTAATTTACCAAATTTCTCAGCCATTACGACTTGATCTTCATGTAGCTCTTTAACTTCTGAAGCTAGTTGACGACTAACGAATTCCTTCATTAGTGCAGCATCTGCTTTCATTTTTTGAGCATACTTGACTTTCATTTCAGCTAATTGCTTACGGTCATCGGCAAATTCAACAAGCTCTTGTGATAGGTGATCTGTGATCATACGATCAACAGCTTCGATCATTGTTTGCTTGTCATGCTCATATTTTTGAGCAAACTCTTCGCGTAGTTCTTGAGCTACTTGTTCGCGATTCTCTGTGATTCTCGCGTCCCAAGCGGCTTCAATTGATGCTTTGATCTCTTCAGAAATCACATTGTTTTCAAATAGTGTTTTTAGTGCATCCAACATGTGATTCTCCTTGTTATTGGAGTCTGCTTATTATTCCTAATAAGCTCTCTTTGAGATATTGTTGTGCTTTAGGATCACCTTTCACCTCTTGCGCTATACGCAAGGCATTAAAACCACCACGACTGTTCATCAAGTGTTCATAAATTGGTGTTGGGTATGCTCCAGGAGCACTAGGTTGAGCTACCATATCTACTGTGATAATCTCAAAATCTGAAACTTCACCGGATCCGTCATCTTTGACGTTTCCGGATCCGCGTGAACTGACACCTAACTTCACGCCGCTTTCCAGCATTGTGCGAATTAGTTGTCCCATTGGGGTAGGAAGTATTTTCAACTTCCCGTAACCGTTTGGACCGTCCATCCACATGTTTACTATCATGTGACTGACGCGGTCCAGGTTAATTTTTAGATCATCTGGATGATCCACTTCCCCGAGAACTGAATAGCCGTTTTGAATCTGATCGTTAAGGGTTTTGACAGCCTTGCCAATCTCTTGCACAGGATAAACACGCTGATTAGCGTTACGTATACCGCCTTGGATGCAAATCCCAGACATATACAAGTTTTTTCCTTCTTTGTCATCAGATTCAACGACCATTTTTGCTTCGTTGAAACTGAGATTCTCTCGGAGGTATAAAGACATATTTTAGTAGTCTCTGTTTAAATTATCTGCTTCCGATAAGACTTTTCTTATCTGGAGCTGTGTCGCCGGCACCTTTCTTCTCTGCACCATGGCCTGGTTCTTTCTTCTTGAATGCTGTCTTACCAGCATTACCACCTGGAACATTGATGTTGCCTGCGTTGTCTTCTTTAGTTGCTGGGTTTAGTAATCCGCCTTTAGTACCTTCGCCTTTAGCTTCTCCGCCTTTTGCGATGTTAGCAGTTGTACCGCCCATATCGTTCTTACCAGCTACGATTGACTTAGTGTTTGCACCGTTGTCACCGTGCTTTGGAAGTGCTACTTTGTCAACATATTCCATGAAACGTTGTAATTCGTCAACTGGTTCTTCTGGTGCGCCCATGTCCATGTCGCCCATTCCAGCATCCATTCCTGGTTCTTCGCCTGGCATGTCCATTCCTGGCTCTTCGCCTTGTTCGCCTGCCATTAGCTGTTCGAACTCTGCTTTTAATTCTTCTAGAGCATCTTCTAGATCTAAAATACGATCTGTTTGCTCTTCATCTGATAGGTCTTCGCTATCGTCTTCTTCGCCGTCTGTAACGTCGCCAATCATATCATCGCTAGCGTCGCCACCTACGTCTGAATCTTCTTCGCCTTCTTCCTCTTCTTCGCCTTCTTCCTCTTCTTCACCAAAAGCTTCGTCTACTTTGTCTTCGTCTTTTTCGTCTTTTTCGGCTTTTTTGTCGTCGTCTTCTTCTTTAGAAGCTTCTTCTAAATCAAAGTCTTCGCTTAGTAATTCTTCGTAGATTTCACGTGATTTTGCTACTACGATATTATGAAAAATTTCTTTTGCTGTTTCTTGATCTTCATTGATCAATGCCTCAAGCATGGCTTCAAATTGATTGCGGTCAGTCATGTTGTATTCTCCTGTGATTTGATGACAAGGCTGTATTATATTTACACATTAATATAAAAACGGTGTGGAAATACCCTAAAAACAGTCAGTTTTGACAGTTTTGATGGCGTATTTATGCAGCAGGTTGTACTGGATTCATGTACATACTATGTATAAATTCTAATTCGCGCTCCTGCTCTAATATATGTGCTTCGCTTGACTTGCGTAATTCGTTTATTTGACGTAGTGTTAAACGTGTTTTACGAGTATCATCACGATGTAGAGTCGCAGTATCACGGTCAGCATCATAACGAAGGTCATTTGCTTGACGTCGTGTATCTGGATCAATGTAGAATAGTTCTCGTAAAATCATATTAATATTTATACAGCCGGTGGGGCTGCGGGTGCTCCGGCAACTGGCATTGGTGCTCCGGCAGGTGCTTCTGCACCGAGATCGCCTTCCATATCTTCAGGACCAGATAAGTCAGCTGCTGCACCTAAATCACCTTCAATGCCTGCGGCACTTAGTCCAGCACTACGCAGTTCGCCAGCTGCGTCAGTCATTGTTGGTTGGCCTTTGCCTTGTTCTTCACCCCATAGACGTTCGTTGTCTGCAATTTCTTCTTCTGTTAATCCTAAGAAGCGTTTCATTGCAAATCTTTTGCTCATAAATGGCACTTGTTGAATAGTATTAAATGTATTAATACGTTCTGCATCCAGTCCTGCTTGACGACTACTTGCGAAGTTTAATGGAGGATTAAACTTTAATTCAAACAGATTAGCGTCAATATTAACGCCTTTGCCGTGCATATAGAGCTTAAATTCTTCATCAAAAACACTAGTTAAAAGGCTTTGTAAACGCTCACAATACTTGTTAAAACGCAGTTCTTGAATGTATGCTGTGCCAACGCGGCCGTCATTATATGATGCTTGGCTATCGTCTGCACCTGTTGGCAGATAGCTACTTGGTATGCGTAAACCACGGAATAACTTGTTTGTAAAATATTTTAAATCGTCAATTTCACCCAGGTTTGTACCACCTGGAAGTGTGTCTACTTTGCTTCCACGACCTTCTGCTGTCTGCGGGAAAAAGTAATCTTCATTAATTGATAAAGGATTGTAAGCACTATCAATAACGTTCTGTCCGCCGCCTGTTTGGCTAGGAATACGTCTTTGATGAATTTCATTTTTAACACGTTCAACAAATGCCATAGCCATGTGACTTGGCATGTTACCCACGTCAATATGGAAAACTCTACGCTCTGGAGCACGTTGAATACGATAGATTAAGATAGCATCTTCAAGCAATTCTTTTTGTTTATAAGTCTTGAAGATGTTTTCTAATAAGCTGTTACCAAAAGGATAATTGTTGTCTAAACCTTCACTTAGGCTTAGATGAATAACATGTTCTGCACCAATAGTGTACTCGGTTTCAGTGGTTCCAAAACGGCTACCATTCATGCCTGCGTAAGGACTTGTTGTGCCTTTTTGTTGTGCGCCTCCTGGGAAACCTGCACTAGCACTCATACCACCTGTGCCCATTCGAGGATTAATGTTAGGAGTAATCTGTGTTACTACTAGATCCATAAAATTTGGTGCAAGATCTTTAATTACATACTGTTCAGGCTTTTTACCTTCGCTTTCATTTACAATAATTTTTGTAATCTTGCTTGGATCAACATAATGCCACTTTTGTGTTTCAGGATCACGAATAAAAAATGCATCACCGTACTTAAATGTATTACGCATGATACGGAATATACGTGTATCAAACTTGTTTAGTTTGCACCACTGTTGTAGATACTCTGAAAGAATT